TAAGGACGGTGATTCGAAATGAACACGGTTCAGCCGATCACCGACCCGGAGCTGATTGAAGCAATAAAGGACTTCTACCGGAAGCGCAATGAACGTGACCTGTTCCTCTTTGAGTTCGGCACGAACATTGGGTTGAGGATCATGGACATGGTTGAGTTTCAGGTTAAGGAAGTGCGCGGCAAGGATGAAGTCGCGATCCGAGAGCGCAAAACAGGGAAGGAAAAATTCATCCCAATCAGCCCTTGGCTAAAACGAAGAATTAGTGAATATACAAAGGGCATGGCTCCAACAGATTATCTATTCCCGAGCCGCCAGCGAGACAAGCATGGGCGACCGAAGCCAATCACGCGAGAACGTGCCTATCACATTTTGAAGGAAGCGGCAGACCATTTCAACTTAGATCGTATCGGTTGCCACAGTATGCGGAAGACCTACGGCTATTTCTTCTACGAGAAGCATAAGGACATCGCGCTGCTGATGTACATCTTTAATCATTCTACTGAAGCAATCACAATGAGGTATATCGGAAAGAATCAGGAGTCGTTCAGGAAAGCAATGACCGGCTTCAGGGTGTGACCTTCACATATTGAGTGACTGTGAAGGTCGTCTGTGCCGGATGAGAAGAACCCTAGAGCCATGGACATTCCCAGGTTCGATTGACATTCACAGTTTATAAGATATGTGAAGCTCATGATTGATTTTGGTCAGAAACGGCTTATGTTTGACTGGTTTACATCGGAGAGAGCCCTAGAGCCACAAGGTTTCCGGGATTTTTTTTGGTTTTGGGTCCTTCCCGGCCCGGGGGTAGGGTACGGGTACGAGTGAGCCCGAGATTTCACCGAGTTTTATATTTTTTGCACAGTGTGCGTTGTGCATTTTGGAGGGGGTTTTTTGAGTGAAAATGCGAAGACAAAAATGATCGATGGAGCCTTATGTATCAACACATCCGGGCTTTGCGATGTGCTCAATATCCACCGCAATACGCTTGCACAGTGGACGAAGGCCGGTATGCCAAAACGGGCGAATGGTTGGTTTTCACTGAAAGAGGCCATTTCTTGGGTGATGGAGAACAGGGGCGTGAAGAAGAAAGGCGACAGCGAAGAGGACATGACGCTCTCGCAACAAAAGCTCTATTACGAAGCCGAACTGAAGAAGCAGCAAGCCGAGAAGGAAACGCTGAAAAATGAGATTGCCAAGGGGGAATTCATCCGGCGCGAGGACGTTGTGGGTGAGCTTCAGCGTTTTTTAATTTCGCTTCGTCGATCGATGTCAGGCTTCAGCCGGAAGATCGCCGTAGAGATTGCGCCATATGTGGACCCCGACCAGGTTCGGGTAATTGAGCAAAACATAGCGGACACCACGAACGCGGCGCTATTGCAGTTGTCCGTCCGAGGTGTATATGATGCAAAAAAATAACGAGTGGCCGGAATGGATATCAGCTTCGCTCCAAGTTTTAAAGCCGCCCGAGAAGTTGACCGTTTCGGAATGGGCCGATCGTTTTCGGATACTTGATAGCAAAACATCGGCTGAACCTGGGCCATGGTCAACGGATCGCACGCCATATCTACGCAGCATTATGGACGCATTTACGGACGCCCGGATCGAAGAAATTGTATTCGTAAAACCGACGCAAGTTGGCGGGACCGAGGCGCTGAACAATATGTTCGGATATGTCGTTGCCCAAGACCCGAGTCCGGCCCTTGTCGTTTATCCGATGTTGGACTTGGCCGAATATACATCGAAAAACCGGATTCAGCCGATGGTAAAGCTCAGTCCGGCGCTAAGCGAGCGCTATCGGGATGAAGATAGTAAGGTGTTGGAGCTGCAATTCGATGGGATGTATGCGGTTATCGCGGGAGCGAACAGCCCTGCTTCATTGTCCAGTCGTGCCATTCGTTATTTGTTCATGGATGAAGTGGACAAATATCCGAAGAACGCCGGAAAGGAAGCTGATCCGCGCTCTCTTGCCCGTGAACGGACGAAGACGTTCCCGTTTAACAAGAAAATTGTTCAAACGTCAACACCTACGCTTAAAAACGGCCCCGTCTGGCAGGCTTGGGAAGCAGTAGATGTTCAGCTTTGGTATTACGTCCCTTGTCCGCATTGCGGCCGGTTCCATACATTCAAGTTTAAGCAGATCAAATTCGATAGCACACTCCCGAAAGAAGAGGTAAGGTCTACCGCTTACTACGAATGCGAAAGCTGCCAGGGCGTTATTCGTGACGCTCACAAGCCGCAAATGCTGCGGGGTGGAGATTGGTTAACAGCAGAAGGCAAGGCCAACGTGAGAGGAAACAAAACCGGCTTCCACCTGAACGCGATCTATAGTCCGTGGGTTCGTTTTGGCGACGTTGCTTACGAATTTCTGGCAACCAAGAAGAATCCAGACGAACTGATGAACTTCGTAAATAGCTGGCTTGCCGAACCATGGGAACAAACACAGGTCAAGCTAAACAGCGACAAGGTGCTGGAGAAAAACAGTGGTTACGATGAAGGTGTTGTGCCGGACAAGACGATTTTATTGACAGCAGGCGTGGACGTGCAAAAAGACCGGATGTATTACACGATCCGTGCTTGGGGCGAGGGCATGACAAGTCAGAATATCCGGCACGGTGTTGTGGAGACGTGGCCGCAGATTGAAGATGTCATGAATATTTCCTACCAGTCACGCAACGGCGATGAGTATTTCGTGAATCTTTGCGCGATCGACTCGGGATACAACGCGGACGATACGTACGATTTTTGTGCAAGGAATCCAGAATGGGCGGTTGCGGTGAAGGGATCTAATAATCCCTTGCCTGCTAAATATCGATTGACGAAAATTGACCGCGAAGAACGCGGTCTTTTTGGTATCTCCTTGTATTTGGTGGATGGCTCCTACTTCAAAGATTTTATTGCTGGACGTCTGGATCGAAAAGCGGACGAGCCCGGCGGGTGGTTTGTCTACGAGGGCTGCGATATGGCGTATGCGGAGCAAGTCACGGCGGAACAAAAGGTGAAAGAACGAAAAGGCGGCCGCGAAATTGAAGTATGGCGACCTAAAACGGCCCACGCGGACAATCATTACTTGGATTGCGAAGTATATGCCGCTTTTGCTGCTGACAATCTTGGTATTCGGTACATGAGATACGAGGAAGAAACAAGGTCAGCCAACGAGCCGAAACCTGTTAAAAAGACTTGGGCGCAAGGAGGGAATACGTGGTTATGACGAGTGAGGAACGTTTGGTCGCACTCAAGGAACAATTAGCCGAAGTGCGTAAGGCGATAAGTGCGATCCTTACCGGGGCACAGGAATATCGGATCGGTAGCCGTAGCCTTAAACGACCGGACTTAGGACGGCTCTATGAGGAGCGGGACCGACTTGAAAGAGAGATTCAAGTCATAGAAGATGGCGGCGGGATCTTCCGCTTAGCTTATTTTGAAGGGAGGTGAGAGAAAAAATGAACTGGTTAGACCGATCAATTGCCGCAGTAAGTCCGAGATGGGCATATAAACGCTTGGCTTGGCGAAACGGGATGAGCGTTTTTGACGCCGGTGGACAAGGGCGACTCAATCAAGGGTGGAATCCGTCCTCGGCCCCGAATGAGCAGCGGAAACAGGCGGAACGGGCCTTGATACGCGCGAGGGCTCAGGATTTGGAGCATAACAGCGACATAGCTGCCGGAATCTTACAGGCATTCGAGCGTAACGTTACCGGCACCGGGATTATGCTGCAGGCAAAAATTCCGCACAACATCGTCGGTAATGCCACCGGTGAACTTAATCAGCAGATCGAGGCGCTGTGGAAGGAATACTGCAAGCCTGAGAACATCGACATTACCGCCACGCAATCCCTTGAGGAAATTGCCGAAACGATTGTCCGTCGCTATTACGTGGACGGCGGTATCTGTATCGTCAAGGTGTACGTGAGGGATGCCACCTACCCTTTCAAGTTGCAAATCCGATCCGTTGATGAGCTGAACAATCTAGTGCAGCCAGGTGATGGAAAGCGGATTGTGGAGGGGGTGGAGCTGGACGAATTCAATCGTCCGGTCGCGTATCATTTCAAAAAATACGACAATGGTTATGCCTTCAGCCCGACAGAGAGTGTTCGCATTCCCGCTAAGGATGTTATTTTTCTGTTCAAGAAAACATCCCCTATGCAGGTGCGCGAAGTTTCTCAACTCGTCACGGCGCTACCACGAATCAAAGACGCCAATCAATTTATTGAAGCGGTGTCGATTAAAGAGCGCGTGTTGGCTTGTATGTCGGTCTTTATTAAAAAGGCAACGCCGACAGGCAGTGTAGGACGGGGCGTCCGGAGTAGCGGAGGGCAGGAGATCGATTACAGCGGTGTGTCTCTGTCTCCTGGCATGATCGGGGAGCTAAACCCCGGCGACGAAGTACAGACGGTCATCCCAGCAGGGCAGGCCTCCAATACGAAAGAGTTTATTACGACGCTGGTACGCATGATTGCCGCTGGGCTCGGCCTCAGCTACGAGGCGGTTTCCCGCGACTTGTCCCAGGTCAATTACTCTTCGGCCCGTCAAGGACTGATCGAAGATCGCAAGCTTTACAAAAAGCTGCAAAAAATGATTATCGATCGCGTGCTCCGACCGGTCTACCTAGAATTTCTGGAATCCATGTACTTATCCGGGAAATTGGAGATGCCGGGTTATGCTCAGGATAAAAGCAAGTACACGGCTCATGTATGGGTACCTCCTGGAAGCACATGGATTGACCCCAAAAAAGAAGCGGATGCGAATAAGGTCGCATTGGACTCCAATCAAGACACGCTTGCTCGTATTTGCGCGGAGCGGGGCGAAGATTGGCGGGACGTTGTGGTTCAGCGCGCCGCCGAAATCAACCTCATCAACGAATTGATCGGCGAACGATCAGGAAAGGAAGAACAGAATGAGGAAAAAGAACAATCGGACGACGATGAATCAGACGAACTTGCCGAAGACGCTGCATAGATCGTCAGGGCCGCCGGAGAGTCAGCTAGTCCGAACCCTTACATTCAGCCGCGACACGATCAACGAGGAAGCCCGAACGGCTGAATTGTCATTCTCGTCCGAGGCACCTTATGAACGCTATTTTGGTAACGAGATTTTGAGCCATGACCCCGGAGCGATCGACCTTGAAAGGTTGACCGAAGTCGGGGTCTTGTTGTTCGCTCACGGCCGTGATGCTAACTATGGCCGAATGCCGATTGGTGTCATTCAGAAAGTATGGGTGGACGAGTCTCAGCGGAAAGCAAGGGCCTTAGTCCAGTTCGACGACGACGAAGACAGCGACAAGGTTTTCCAAAAGGTCAAAAAAGGCGTGATCAAAGGCGTATCCGTCGGATATGCTGTGTCGTCGTGGGAAGAGGTCAAGGCGGGGAAGACCTCGGCGAATGGCCGTCATACCGGACCGGCTTATGTGGCGCTGAAATGGCAACCGTTTGAAATCAGTATCGAGCCGACTCCAGCCGATCCCTCTGTTGGGGTGGGACGGAGCAACCAAAACGAAAGCGAGGATGAGGAAATGAATGGACTGAAAATGCTGGCATTGGCCGCACAAAGAATGATGCACGCTCCGGATAACGGCGCAACAGGTGGGGGCTCTGCTTCTCCAGAAGGAAGCGGGGCGCGCTCTACTGCTCCGCCAGTGGTAGACCCAGCACAAGCAGCGCAACAGGCCGCAACTGCGGAACGAACGCGAGTGACGGAGATTAACACGCTTTGCCGGAATTTCGGCTTGGATGCGACTCCGTATATCGAAGACGGAAGCACGCTGGAGAAGGTCAAGGATGCTATTTTGCAAAAGCAAATTACAGACCGTTCGCCTCATCGTTCCGGAATCCAGGTTGGCGAAGAGGGGATTGACAAGTTCCGTGCAGCGGCAACGGATGCTTTGCTGTTGCGGGCAGCGCGAACCGTAGCTAAACCCGCGCCAGGTGCGACGGAATTGCGGGGGCTTCGCCTGCGTGATATGGCCGTTGAGTGCTTAATTCGGGCGGGAGAGACCGGCGCACACTTGCTCCGTGATGAAGAGCTGTTGAAGCGGGCTTTGAGTCCGGACAGTACGTTCCAGGGCATCATCTCCAACGCCGCGAACAAGTCGCTTTCCCAGGCATACGCCGAAGCACCGACAACCTTCCAGTATTGGACGGGTAAAGGCAGTAACTCGGACTTCAAGGCTGCCGAGCACTACCGAATCTCGGAAGCGGGTAACCTCGAACTGCTGCCGCAAAACGGTGTTATCGCTTATGACGGCCCGATGAAGGACGAGAAGGTCACGAAAGCCGTGTTGACCTATGCGAAGAGCTGGGGCTTCACGCGCGAGGCATTCATTAATGACGATCTGGACATGCTGTCCAAGGTTCCATCGGCTTATGTGATTGCGGCAAAACGCGGCATCAATAGCTTGGTTTACAAGCTGCTTGCGACGAATCCGCTCATCTTCGACGGAAAGAACCTTTTCCACGCGGACCACAAAAATCTCGGGACGCCTGAGAAGATTAGCACGGTTGCAATGAGCGAAGCCCGCAAGCTGATGCGTACGCAAAAGGATCAGCGCGGAATTGCTACGCTGAACATTGCACCGAAATACTTGCTTGTTCCGGCTGAATTGGAAACCGATGCAGCGCAATACATGCGGAGCGAATCCGAACCGTCGAGTTCCAATAGCGGCGTGACCAACGTATTCCGCAACTCCTACGAGATTATCGTAGACGCGGAACTGGATCAGTATTCGACGACAGCCTGGTACTTGGCAGCCGACCCGAGCATCGCGGATACCGTAGAGGTGACTTACTTGCGCGGCCAGGAAGAGCCGACCTTGGAAACGGACATTCCGTTCGACCGGCTGGGTATGAATTTCCGCCTCTATTTCGATTACGGTGTAACGCTGCTTGACAGTCGTGGCATGTTCAAGAACGCCGGAGCCGCTGGAGGTGGACAATAATGCTGCGATTAACGGAGTCCTTGAATTACGGTGGCCGACTTTACGAGATCGGCGAAGACGTCCGGGGTAAATTGCCTCTGGAGGTCATTCAGCAATTGCAAGAGGGCGGCCACATTGAAGAGGTCGAAGACGTCAGGAACGAACAAGAAGTTGACGGTGAACCAAACGGTGACGCCGGAGGCGGCGAAGGCGACAGGCCGCCTAGAGGCCGACGTAATGCCCAGCTTTAAGGATATCGTCGCGCAAGACAACGGCCTTTTCCTTAATCAAGACGAGTTTGCAGACTCCCTAATCATTGATGGACGGGAAGTGACTGCCGTACTCGATCAGATCAGCGATGGTAAATCCCCTTTGGCTTATGCCGAAGGGGTTTCTCTTTTGACACATACGCTGTTCGTCAGTGAAGCAGAGTTCGGCCGAGCGCCTGAACAAAATCAATGGTTAGTCATAAATGGCTTACGCTATCGCGTGGAACGCGTGGGGGAAGACATGGGAATGCTGACCATTTTACTTGAGGCGAATGTGCAATGAACGTTTCCGGCGAGGCAAGAGGTGTACGGGATGCGTTACGTCGGGTTGGAGCATTGGACGAAGATTCTCGGAAGTCCTTCTTTTCGGCGTTATCCCGTACTACCCAGCGCCTTAAAACCGAATCTGGCCGAAAGGCGCGGGAAATGTACGTCGTCAAATCGAAGGCCGTAACCGACCAAGTGGTACTGCGAAGAGGGAGCGCCAGCAACTTATCCAGCGAGCTCCGATGGAAGGGCCGAAACATTCCGCTTATGCAATTCCGCACGAATCCAAAATCGCCTAGTGCGCGTCCACGTGCGCTAAAGGCCGCAGTCAAGCGAGCAGGCGGAAATAAAAAAGTAGATGGTGCATTTATCGCCCGAATGCGTAGCGGCCACGTAGGCGTGTTCCGGCGCTCCTCTCGCAAGCGGCTTCCGATCGAGGAATTATACGGCCCGGCCGTTCCGGTCATGCTCAACAATC